AATATGGCGATTGAACGCGGAATTCTAACAAAAGAACACGCAACTCCGACTAAAGACCAATTAATTGTACTGATCGAATCACAGCCAGCAGATCAGTTAATCAGTCTGGAAAGAGCAAAGACATTAAAACCATTTGCATTAAAAAAAGTTTGTAAAGAACACGGTATTCCTGTTGATAAAAAATCAACACGGGAATATATGCTGACAGAATACGAGAAGGTATTGCAGGAGCAATAATTGGCTTACACATTATTAAACGCGGTCAACCTTTCATTAAAACGAGCAAGGATTATTCAAGGCGACATTGGTGAACTCACTTCCTTAACCGATGATGCACACCAGGCGGATGTGGACATCATGGTTCAGTCGTGGAATGAAATCATCGCAGACTTGTACGATGCGGGACAAAATCTTCCACAAGAAACAAAAGAAGGAACCATTACCCTTGTAGCAGATACCAGAGAATACGATCCCCCGTCTGATTTTGATGGCATGGAATCAGATGTCATGGTGGATCAAACCAACGGACAATATCTGTATGCTTATCCTGGCGGGTTCACTGGAATGTTTCAAGATCAAAGCCAGCCATCTAATTACACCGGATTGCCTATTTACTGGTGTATTAATCCAACCAATGGCAAGTTACGCTTTGATCGCATACCCGATTCATCGGATGCCGGAAAAATCTACACTTACCTGTATCGCAAAAGATTGTATATGTCTGTGGCTGCGGATACGTTTTCATTTGGCGATACGATTGTGAATGATTTAGTTGCCGCTGTGGTTCAGGTTTGGAACCGTGAAAGCAAAGAAACATTTGATCCAATTGCTTATCAGCAGTCTATTTCAAGAGCAGCTTCCAGAATAAGACAACAACCTGTTCCTGGTAAATACTAAATGCTGGAGAGGCAACCTAGAAAGAATTTCCAAACGGTATTGAGGTTTGGAGGCGGCATTGTCTCAATTGCATCGGAAGATGAAATTAAAGAGGTTGAGTGCGCCGCCGGACAAAATTTCGTTATGGAGCTGGACAATTCCCATTACAAACCGCGCAAGCCGTTTCAAAAAATGGGAACCGCTACCAATGGCGAAAACATTAAGGGTTACGCTCAACTCGTAAAAAAAGACAACACCATATCCACTCTTATTCAGGCGGGGGACACCGTTTATGAATGGGATGGAGCCAGTACCTTCACTTCAAAGGGAACCGTCAGCAGTGGCGCACAATTGCGCGGTACACTGGATTCAAACTGGACCCTTGAAGATAAAGTCATCATCACTGATCTGACGAAAACAGAAGTGGTGAAGGAATGGGATGGAACCACCTTTTCCGACATGACCACAAATTTAGGTGCAGCGTTTTATGCAAAATACTGTTTTGTGGAAAATGAACGGGCGTGGTATGCCAATGTAAAAGCGGGGACAGACACACCCCATTTAATTGCAGTCAGTGAACTAGAGGACTACAACGATCTTTCAACGGCAAATAGACCTTCTTCTTCATTAGGCGCAGCCGATCCATTTTATTTACTTTCTCCTGATTTGCGTCCGATCAATGGTCTGGTAGAAGCATTTGGTTCGGTGATCTTTTCCACCATTAGAGGCAGTATGTTCCAATTCACAGGAACCACTGCACAAAACTACGGCATTGTCGCGTTCTATAACGGTTCAGCGGCGAGTGGAGATGAGGCGGTTTGTCATGTAGGCAATGATGTTTATTTCGGCAGGGACGGAGCCATTGAATCCCTCGCGTCTGTACAAAACATTGCAGAAGCCAGTGTCGATGATCTCTCGCGTTTTATCTCAAATGAAGTACAGGATGTAGAACAATGGCGTTTGGTTTATGACCGCAATACACAGCGGGTTTATTGTTTTCCGAAAGACAATGATGAAATATGGGTTTTTCAGAAACCAATTTACGACTCGGTGGCAAAACAAGCTGCAATGAATAATCTAGGTCAGTTTGTAAGCCCGTGGTCGAAATACACCACACGGCATTCAGCAGGGTTTATGCCTTCAACAGTCTGGAATATGCTTGATCCAGCCACCTCCACAATGGCGGTGTATTTTGGCGACACTTCTGGAAACATTTACAAGATGGAAGGAAGCACTTTTAATGGGGACGGGGGGACAACGGACATATTAAGTACCCGAACATCCAAATCATTTCAGTCGCCACCAGGGCAGAAATGGGATGTGAATGGATGGATTTTGTATCGAAAACCGACATCAGAAGTCAAAGTATCGCTCATATTTGAATACGGCGGTGTTGCGGTTTTTAACCAAGCAATTGAACTCACATTACCAGCACCGGACACCACGACAGCCTCATATTATGGAAGCGGAACAAGCTATTACGGAAGCGGAACCAGTTATTACGGAACCTCCTTTGTTGGACGACTCTCCAGACAAGAATGGTCAGCCGCAGGGCGAGCCTCTCAACTTCAAGTCAGAGCGCAAATTGAAGGCCAAACGGACTTCTCGATTGCGGAAATCGGGATCAACTGGACGGGTTAAAGCACACCCTAAATTAAAACGCACTCTCAAACGTGGCGGACATTACCGTCTGGTTGAAGATAAAGACGCAAGGTGGCTTTATGCCGCGTATCGGAAAGGAGTGTTTTCTGAAATTGAACACGATCTCTCTCCACAGGATTTTTTAGAAGAGTTCATTGTTAAAACGTCCAACGCGGACAAAATCTATTTGATTGTTGGAAAAACAAAACGTGGGGAGATACCCATAGGTGTTTTATTTTTTGTAGAACGAAACATTGTTGACCTTCATGTTGAATGGTTCCCGTGGGCTTCTTCAAGAAACATCATTGAGTCGTCCGCCAGAGTGTTACAGGATTTAAAGAAGGATTACAACATAGTCATTACCATTAAAGATAATCGAGATCATTTCATTCTTTTGTGCCGATACGGTTTGTTACGCTCGGTAGGAAAGATTCACAACTACTACGGAACTGAAACAGGACACGTTTTTCAAAGCGTGAAATAACATTATGTCAATTTTACCCGCTATATTGGGAATAGGTGCTTTAGGTTTAGGCGCAGCACAAGGCAACGCCGCATCAAAAAAATTAGAAAGACAGATGAAAGAGCTTGCTGGCTTTTCAAAGTCCGGTCAGGACGTTTATGGCCCAGGTTTTAATTTCAAACGGGGTCCACAGGGTTATGTGACAGATTTTTCTTCTCCCTTTCAAAGCCAATTGACTTCCATCGGAAAACAAGCCCGACAACTTGCTCAAGATGCCAGTCGATACGGAGCTTATGAAACTGATTTTCGTGATCTTGCCGGACGTTACAGCAGCGGTTTCTCACCCTATCAACAGCAAATGCAGGGTTTAGCGGGTGATGTTCGTGGTATGCGTCCTTTAGTGGCTCCTGGCATGAGTCAGTTACGCGATGCAAGACTCGCTAGAGTGGAAGATGCACGACAACGTTCAGCAAGTACGCTTAAAGATTCACTGGCTCGGCGCAACGTCATGGGATCAAGTTTTGCGAACCAAGACCTTACTAATTTAGATGCTGAATTTGGACGACTCGCTGCCGATCAAGCTGGACAATCCTTCCTCGAAGAGATGGCGATGACACAAGGTTTAATTGACAGAGAAGCACAGATGGGTATTAACGCCGCCCAAATGCTTGAAGCGCAACTGGGCGGAGAGATGAAAGCCACAGGTGCTGCCACCGATGTTCTTGGAAGCGAATTAGGCGCAAGGGGTACGGCATTGGGAATTGGAAGAGATACAGCAAGTGCGGGTCTATCTGGCGATCTGACAGTATTGTCAGAAGCAATGGGAGGTGCGAACAATATGCGTAATTGGCTTTCAGACATTCAACTAATGATGAGGGATTTGGCTATAGCGCAAGCTGAACTGGCTTCTCAAAGAGGAGAGGGTTTCGGTAAACTTGGAGGCAGTTTAATGGGTAGTTACACAGGACCGTACAGTTGGATAAGTAAAACTGGAAACGCATTAAGTGAGCCTGAATAATGGCTAGATTCGGAAGCGCATTCGGCGGATTTGCAAGCGGCCTAGATGCAGGTAGGGCATTTCAATTAAAGCAACAGGAACGTGCAGACCTACAAGCTGCGAATGAAGCTGCGAGGTCAAATAGTCTAATTAAGGATGCCACTGACAGAGTAAACGAAATATTAGATATTGCAGTACGATTTAAGGAAAGTGGTAATGATGTTCCTGACGAGTTTTTTACGATTGCAAAAACAATAGCAAAGAGCGGCGATGACTTGTCTAACAATAATCATCTATCGCAAATGGTACAAGCCATTGAAGGAATACCTGTTAAAACGGAACCAGTAAGTCATACAACATTGTACGCAGTGGATACACAGCAACCAGGCTACGCTGGCAAACTCACTATAGATGTACCACAGAGTGATGTTGGTTCCATTTTGAAAGAAGGAAAATTTCAGTTGACTAAACCTGAACCAACTGTGATGCAACAAATTTCCCAGGATAAATTAAAGTACGAAAATAAACAGATGGATTTCGGAGAGATAATTAGCAGATATGACGATGATTCAGGAACAATCCAAGATTTTAAATATTTACCAGGGGTTAAAGGGGCAGATGAAGATGGATTGGTAAAACACGGCGCACCTTATTCTCCACCCGCCGAAGAACTTATTGACGTTTATGATCGGACCGAGAAACAACTAACTCGAGTCACATTTAGGGAATACCAACAAGATCGAACCAGGTATACCCACCCTGATGAAAAACCAGGCTACACCTATCAGACGACCGCTGAACCTGATGTGCTGCTAGAAATAGGCTCCGATGGTAAGCAAAATTGAATAGATTTACGCTTACCGTCTGAACAGAAATCAGTATGGGTATACGATAAAAAACAAGGCACAGTGGTGTTGAAGTCAGAGGCCGACATTTTTAATGATCCTTTAAATTTTGGAAGGCCAGAAGATAAACCGAAACAAACTTATCAGTACATCAAACTTGACATTGACGATCCAGCGGGCGAGTGGTATGAAGAAATTGATACCGATGGAAAGAAAACCTGGAGACTTTTTAGTTCTCTAACAGCTTTAGATAAAGCAAGATTAGACGCTGGAATACAGCTTGCTGTTGCCGAAACATTGGGCCAAGCAGAAGGAATCAAAGACGCAGCCAAAAGAGGGGCAGTTGCAGATTCAGGCGTTCTTACCACAGAGGCAAAAGCAGCTATAGAGGCAGAACAAGCAACACTAGATGACAAATTAAAGATTAAACGGGCAACAGATTTGTGGGATGCAGACACCGCTTTACAGGTGGCTCCGATAAAAGGAGAAGAGGCTGCCGAAAAAGAACTTGCAGAGATAGAACGTAAAGTTGAGAGGGGCTACTATTCTACAATAAGTGAACTTGAAGCTTTCCGGGAGATCACTAAACATAACGCGAAGATGGCTGCGGGTATGGGTTATTCGGAGCCGATCACGTTGAAAAATGGTCAACTAATGCAAATAGGTCCAGAGGGGCAAATAGTTGTTAGTGGGCCAGAGGACAAAGACAAAGTAAGGTATGAAACAACTGCCTACAAAGGCTTATTGAAAAAAATCGATCCAGACGGTACGGAAAGTTTGGTTTGGATGGACCCCGATGCAAAAGCAGATTGGGAATTGGAGCGGGCCAGGAAAGAGGAAATTGAAAAGGCTCAAACTGCTTATGAGTTAGCACAAATGGCAGGAACAACAGATGCAAAAAGAATGCTTGCAGAGTTGAAAACCCTAATTGACGGAGGTTACTACTCTGAAAAAGCTATGACTGAAGGCGCGGCAGACGCAGTTAGAGGCGCTGAAAAATTACGAAATTCTAACATTTTAGGGACACCCACAGAAGAAGGTATAGCGGCCGCAGGGAAATTAATAGCAGAGGCTAACGAAATCGCAAGAAAAACGGGACAACCTTTACAAGAGGTTTATATGCTTAAAGGTATTATTCCAAATCCACAGGAGACAAAAACAAGTTTTACATGGTTAATCGCGGGTATAGCGTCTGGTCTGGATCATAATCAGATTAAAGGATTTGTTGAAAATCCAGATAGTTTAACTAAAGAGCAAGTTCTTAAATGGCAAGAAACCTTTTCAAGAGCGAAACAAACTAATTTAGAACTCATTTTGGACACCTTTAGAATACCTGGAGGTGTGTTAAGCCAAGGGGGGGGTAAAAACGGGGCGGATACAGTGAGCAATGACGGAAAAAGTGGAACAACATCAAATGGAGTAACCTGGCGGACAACCGATTGAATAAAGTTAAGATTGATGGTTACGGCACTTTTGAAGTTGACGGTGAAATTACAGGACAAGTGGTAGATGAAATTGTTGCTAGTATTAATCATCAACGTGAACGAAATGCGATAACACACAAATCTGATAAAGCTGCTTCTGCTGGAAAATCAATACTAGATAATATTATCAAACCTATTACTCGCGTAGGTGAAATATATCAAGAGGAAACATCGTCTGGATTAAAGTCGATGACCGAAGGAAGCAAATTAGAGAAACTAGGGGGTTTGTTTCAATATGTTTTTTCACCAATCACTGCTTTTGGCAAAGGTATCGCTGGTGAACCTTTAGGTGATGTAACGGAAGAGGGGTTTATAACAGCAGGGGCTGATCCTAATACCGCTGCAAAAGCGGGTCAATTCGTAGAAGATGCAGCTACTATAGCTTCAACTATTGCTGGTCCAGGTACTTACGGTAAAGTTATCTTTAAAGATGCGCCTACTGCTATTGCGGGGCCACTTAAATACTTTATGGATGATACTACCCAAGTATTGAAAGCAAAACCAACAGTCACCAAATCGGATGATGTATCCGTTAAAAAAGCGGACGATGTGGATGAAATCGAAACTATAGTCAATACAACAGATAGAGGTCGTGTTCCGCACCTTTCTTTAGCAACACAAGAAGATATTATAGTCGGTGTTGAAAAAGCTGTAGCTGCAAATTTAAATAATTCGGAACGCTTGTATAAAGCTGTTTCCAGAGAGTTGATGAAAGGTTTGGAAACCGATGCACTACAACTAGATCAAATTTTTCCATTACTTGATAAATACGGCATTAGTCCCGAACAATTTGCGGGCGAATACGCCACAACGGTGTCCGAAGCGGGAGCTTCATTACAGAAATTATCAGCGTTGGCAAAACGAATTGCCCAAATGTCTGATGATTTATCTCCGCAAATGAAAGCCAAGATTCAAGAAATAGCGGAGGATATGGAAGATGGAAAAACAGGAGTGGATACACTTTTAGGTGCATTCTCAAAAGTGGAAAATGCACGGAGAGCAATGCTTGTAGGTCAGTTAGCAACAGCTATGAGAAACGCTATTTCTCAAGCGGGACGACTCACAATCGGTATGGTAGACGATATGATTGCGGGAGGTATGCGCGGTAATACAGGCAAGGAATCATTGAAAAATGTGTGGGATGCAACCCATTCACATTTCAAAGCATTATCAGCTTTTAAAGATAAAGAATTACTGAAAAAGATTTTTGATGGAAGTCCGATAACAGAATCTATGTTAATGAATCGGACAGTACATGAAGTCGAGCAAGTAAATAAAGTATTAAAAGCAGTCAATTTTTTCAACACTACACAAGAAAAAATGTTCAGACGAATTGCTTTTGAGGCTAGATTACGTGAGCATTTAAAAAGTGTGGGTAAAAATTTAGACGAAATTGATCCGCGCAAGATACCAGCCGAATTTTTATCTGATGCGGTTAAATACGCCCATGAAATTTCATTCGCAGCGGAAGCAAAAGGAAAAGCGGCAAGAGCATTAATTTCTGCGTGGTCAAAAATACCAGGATTAACTACGGTAAACCCATTCCCACGTTTCGCATTTGCAAACGCACTTCCATTTATTACACAACATTCACCATTGGGGTTTGTAAAAGCATTAAGCCCTGCAACTTTAAAAAAACTATCACAAGGTAATCCAGAAGAATTTGTCAAAGCATCGTCAAGAGCAATGTTAGGAACAATGTTCTTGGGATCGGCAATGGAAATACGTTCTGGCAATATGCCTGGAGTTAAACCTGGTGAAAAATGGTATGAAATTGAAGTCAGAGATAAGACTTATGATCTCCGAGCATTCGCGCCATTTTCAACTTATCTTTTAATAGCTGAATTTATTAATAATAGAGATAAATTAAGTGCATCAGATTATGCTCAAGCAGCAGTTGGTTTAAATAGAGTATCAGGTACAGGGCTTGTTTTAGTTGATGCTATTCGTTCTCGTGATCCAGAAGTATCTGGACAAACATTAAAGAATTGGTTGGGACAATATGCAGCCAGTTTTACCGTACCAATTAGGACAATAAAAGACTTTTATACCATCATTGATCCAGAAGGTGAAAAATATAGAGACTTGAAGGGAGATACCAGTGGTGAAAATTTCGTAAATCCAATTTTAGGTAATCTTCCAAAATTCGATCAATTGGTTGCAGAAGCACGTAGTCCGTTGCGTGTAGGTGCAATTACACCTGAATCGTCCACAATATTTGGTTTAGAAATCCCTGGATCAGTATTTAGGCAGATAACAGGATTAATTGGAAAGAAAAAGAACCCAATTGAAAAAGAAATTGATCGTTTAAATTTAGATTATTTAGTTTACAGACCAAAAACAGGAATACGAGAAGCGGATCGCTATATATCGAGTGTTATGGCAAAAGTGGTAACCGTCACAATTCCAAAAGTTTTAGAAAGCGAAAAATATCAGAACCTTACAGATGCTCAAAAACGCTGGATGTTAGCACAACTATTTACCAATATAAAAACCGCAGCTAGAGAACACACTGTTCAAAATGAGCCTGATTTAGCATTTCTTTTACTAACTAAAGGGGTCGGAAAAAGAGAAGCTGCAATGATAGAAGAAATTAACAATATAAATATTAGGGATGTAAAGGAAATGCGAAATTTTTTGAGGGGAAATTAAATGGCAGTCTATACACCAGTTTCAATAACGAATTATAACAGCAGCCCTCCGCCCGATGACGGGAGTACAGGCGTTGATAATCAGCTTTCGTGGTCAAAACATAAGACCAAATTGGGCGACCCGTTAAAGAGTGCGATTGAATCAATCAACACCAATGTCAGCGCGGCCTTTACCACAAATTCAAAACCACTCATTTCTTTCACTCATCAAATATTAACCACAAGTTCGAGTATCAGAAGTGCCACTTATGTTGATTCAGGCTGGAGTGTGACGCACAATAAAAGCTCTGCGACATCAAATCTATACATCTTTACAAACTTTAATGCCGCAACTTTCACGGATTGGTCCAGTGTAACCAGTTATTCATCTTACATAAGACTCGCCAATACCTCTGGAACGCTCATTGGCGGCACTACCGATGATCTTGAAATTTTTCGTTGGCGCGACAGCCTTGGATCAGGTCTGACAACCAACGACCTGATAGTGGGTTACAGCCGAGTGTTCAAAGTCACAGCGGCCAACTGTCCCGATGGAACGTCAGGTAACAATACTTTTGACATCTGGAGTAAACAGACCAATGCGGGAGATGGCGGGACCACGTTTATCAATGGAACTTTCTTTGTACTGGAGGTGGAAGAATGAGCATGGAACTTTCAAATAACATCGCGTCACTGGCTCCTAACGCAGATTTTGCCATCTATGGAAATGTTTCAACCGAAGCCGAATACAACAGCAATGTGGTATTTGTGTTGCCTGGACAAAAACCCTCGTGGTCTGCTGTTCAAGGCAACATTGATTCACAAAAATGGAAAGAGGTTCGTAACTTTAGAAATCAGTTATTAGTGGCTTCAGATTGGACACGCCTCGATGACAATCAATTGTCTGCAAGTAAAAAGACGGAATGGGAAACTTACCGCCAGAGTTTGCGGGACATCACCACGCAATCCGATCCCCACAATTTAACATGGCCGAATAAACCGGAGTAAGAAATGGCAAGTGCAATCGACCCAACATTAGGGGGCAGTTTAGATGTAGTTGGAAAACAAGTTCCCAAATCTGAACTTGAAACGGCTCTCACAGCAGCCAAGACTGAAATTACCGCGCTTCAGGCCAGTTCGGATGCGGACGAAAAAGTTAAAATCAGTTCGGATGACACTAATTCTGGATTCCTCTCAACCAAATTATTAGCTGGAACCGCGATAACCGCCGTGGAAGGCTCTGGTGGAGGCGATGAAACCTTAACTCTAAACCTTGATAACACAGCGGTCACAGCAGGGTCTTACACCAATTCTTCTATTACTGTCGATGCACAAGGACGACTCACTGCTGCTTCTACAGGATCAAGCGGTGGATCATACTCCGCCGGAGATGGTCTTGATTTAACCGGAACCACTTTCAGTACAGATTTAAAAGCTAATGGCGGATTGGTCATTGAAAGCACTGAACTCGCCGTAGACTTGGGGGCAAGCAGTATCACTGGGGCGTTGGCGAATTCTGACCTCGCAAATTCTGCGGTATCTTATGGTGGTGTTTCCGTATCGCTTGGCGGTTCAGATGCAACTCCAGCCTTTGCTTTGGCAGATGCTACGGGTTTACCCCTGACAACTGGTGTCACTGGCAATCTACCAGTAGGAAATCTAAATAGTGGTACATCTGCAAGCTCCTCAACGTTTTGGCGTGGAGATGGAGCCTGGGCAGCACCATCCGGGGGGGGTAAAATAGGTCAGGTCGTGTATGCCACGCACACAGAATCAGGTGGCGAAACGGTGACCACTTCCGCATTTGCGGCTTCAAGTCTGTCAGTCGATATAACTCCAGCCGCTTCAAGTTCTAAAGTAATGGTGATGCTTTGCGGGTCAGCATGGGACGATGCGGCCAGCGATTCTAGGGGTCTTATGTGGAAGCTCTATAAGGATGTTGGCGGGGGGGGTGATGTCGCAATCGATGAGTCGATGGCGCAACAACACAACGCTGGCGGAATACAGGGAAAAAACCCGTATACACTAATTTACATTGATTCCCCATCCACGACATCAGAAGTTGAATACACCCTCTATGTCAAGGCTCTAGGCGACACAGTTTATTATTTTTGGCCCGGACAGACGTATCAACTTATTGCAATGGAGATCACTGCATGAACCAACTTCAGGTACTTCAATCGTTACGCCCTCAAGGTGACTATTGCGTCACTGGGGACATCACGCAATCAAATATTGCTACTGCGATTCGATATGTGGTCAGCACTGATAATGATACTGCAATCTTCGGAACGCCAAGTGACCCCATTACGTGGGCGCAGTTCATCGCAAGAAAAAACCAATTAGAACAAAAAAAGATTGACGATGCGTTAATTGAAAGCAATCGTTTATCTTCTACTAAATCCAAATTACAAGGACTCGGTTTAACAGTCGAAGAAATTAAAACAGCTTTTGGAATCGAATAATATACCTCAAGGAAGAATAATATGCCCCAAGGAAAAGGAACTTATAAGAAACGTGGTAGACCGCCTAAAAAGAAATAATAGCGGTGAATGAAAAAAATAATCATTATCTGTATTATCTTTTTTGTCGGTACGGCTCAAGGAATTAGCGTTCACACCATTCCTTTAACAACAATCTGTTTTGATTCCAGCAAAGAAGCCTACCTTTATCATACAAATGTAATGAATGAAAAATTAATGGCAATCGGGAAAAAACCCAATGCCATAATTTCTATTTTCCACAACAAAGATAAGCCAACGTGGAGCCTTTTGATAACTGCCAGATCGAACAAAGATTCAGAATTTCACACTTGCGCTTTGTTTCAAGGCTACACCTGGATACACCCAACAAAAGAGGAGTCCCTTAAAAAGATTCCATTATGAAAATACTCTATGTCGAGGATCGACATGAACCGAACCCATTAGAAAGAAGATTTATTTGCCCGATTTCAGGAGAAAAAATGCTTACCATCCCGTACCGTGTACACAAAATCCAAGAAGAATTCTTGAATGCCTCTACAAAGAAAGAACGCACCAGAATTCTTGCTGAATTTTGTTTAAAAAACGGTTTGGGAAGTGATAACCCTGAATGTTGGAGAGCGATTCACAAAGATTTCATTGCGCCTCTTACCCAATGAAACCGTATCTCGCCAAAGTCACATGGTATGACACTGTTGATTCCTCTTCCTGGGACACCGCTTCGGAGGTGAACGTACAAAAGGTCGAACAATGGGGGTACGTCATTTCAAAAGACAAGCTGCAAGTCAAACTCGCGGACACCTACTCGAATGACGATTGGTACGGAGTGACCGCGATCCCAACAAAAACTATTTTAACTATCGAGAAACTCTATGCCAGTTCAAGTCATCCAAAAAGGAAAACGGAAATTGTATCGATGGGGCGACTCCGGCAAATTGTATCGGAGCCGATCCAAGGCAGAAGAACAGGGTAGGGCTATTAAAGCTAGCCAAAATGCAAAACGTTAGACCCGTCTGACAGCCCTAAAATTCTGTGTAATTCTTTTTCCCA